TCCTGAATCGTCCATTCCATATCTTTGATCTTATTCTCTTGATCTACTAATCTAGAATTGAGATTGATAGCGATGACTAATGAAATAGCTGCCAATGAGATCAAATTGATAATCAGCCAGTTGATTTTACTTTTCATCTTCAATTACCCTTTCTAGTCTGAATTGACCAGCCTCTCTTCCTCGTTCATTCAAGTGTATATAATACTTGAGAAGTGAGACATCTTTTCCTGTGATCTTGCTCAATTCTTTCAGTGGAGCTGTACAGATGTATTTCCCTTGATCAAAGAATCTATAATCCGTCAATTCCTCTGGATCCCCCATCAATGTTTTCTCATCAATATTGAAGAACTTGCACAATTCTTGGACATGAGCTGGTTTTATATCGTCTTTTGTGATCCATTGCTGAATTGTATTTTGATTTCTATTCAACTTCCTTGACAGCTCTTTGCGTGTTAGTCCTTTACCAAGGATCAACAATTGCAATTGTTGACGGAAGTGATCCATCTGATTTCTTGTGTAATCTCTCATGCTGTCACTCCTGTTCATGACTATTTTTTAAATCCTCAATGAGCCATTCAAGATATTTCTTAGCCTTATCCAAATCTTCAAGCCCGTTCTTCTTCTGGAATCTACATAGATACTTGATAGCATTTCCCCAATAGAATCCCTGAACCCCTTTCAGATTTCCTGCAAAGTTCCGGATGACATCAATGGATTCCAGACCATATTCACCACAATAGTGATTTGGCTTATTTACTGAATCATTCATCTCTTCTAAAATCTGTTCAAATGACCGTTCTTTCATTTTAGTCTTTCCTCCTTAATCCAAATTCCGTCAACCAATTTCCCTTTGCGGTTCTTGATTTCTTCATAGGCTTTATTTAAGCATCCCAAAAAATCATAGTTGAGCATTTGAGAAATTCGCATCAACTCATGCACTACGCTTTTGAGTTGGTAGCCTTGACGGTTGAAGTATGATGCTAGTGCTTGATCCATCATCAATACAAAATAATCTTCTGTTTTTGCAGCTTCTGAGAAAATGAATTTTTCTTGTTCAGGGAAGATTTCTTTTGTGTTGATTCCAAGTTGAAGAGTTAGCCCAATCAATACAACAGTGATGTCTCCAATACTGTCTTTGGTCACTTCTTCATCTTTTTCAGCGATGCCTCTCGACAACTCCCCGATTTCTTCATAGAGCTTTAGGAACTGCTTATTGGGTTCTTGAGTGTGTAAGTTACGGTCATAAAACCATTTTTGAACTTTTGAAATTAAATCCTTCAGTTTATTGTTTTCCATTAGTTAATACCTCCGACTTTCCATTGTTTCAGGAAATTTAAAAATGTGTTTGCTTGCTCCTTTGAATATTCTGTCAGCAAGTGCTTGATTGTAGATTGTTTTGATGTCATTACTTGACAAGTTTGTGTTGAAGAATGTTGTTTGCCTGCTATCTAAAATTTTAAATAGCACTCTTTGTCTCCATTCATTCGCTTCTTTAAGATTGGCGCTCATGCTACTTTCTTTCCCTAAATCATCCAAGAAGAGAAAGTCAACTTTACTGAGCAGATCCACAGCATAGCTCTCTGTGAAGTCTCCTCTACCATTAAAGCTTTCTTCAATCTTATTGAAGAGAGCTGATGTTGAAATAAAGATCACACTTTTTGGATTCTCGCATTCTTTTGATTGTTCATTCAATGCTTTTGCCAAACCAATAGAAAGATGGCTTTTACCAATGCCAGGCGGTCCACTCAGGATCACATTCCCTGTTTCAAATTTCAGATAATCCCTCAGCATCCGTTTCATGAAGTTGAGAGCTTGCTCATTAGTTGAATTGTCTGCTGTATAATTCTCTAATGTCTTATCACTCAACTCTTGAGAATAGATGCTTTCTCTTTCAAATACTTTGTAAGTGTGAGACAAGAGGGCTTTGATTTTTGCTTCCTGTCTCAAAAGAGATTCCATCTTCAGGATTTCTTCTTTTTCGCATTCGGGACAGATCTCAATGATCTGTTCTGATCCACTGATCTTCACTTTTGCATGTTGGACCTGACAGCCATGTTTTTCACAAGATGTAATTTCTTCATTCATTAGAATCCCAACCTTTCATCTTGCTTCTGAACATTTTGCTGTTTTGGCATTTGCTGATTGCGGTATTTTTCAAATTTACTAGCATTGAAGAGTGTATCTGGTGTTAAGTATTTAGACATCTTTGTGTTGTCCTTCCATTCGTTTGTCTTAACATCAATCACATATTTGAAGTCTTCAATTGTGTAGTTCTCACTTAATCTTCCATTGATCAGCCTTTGTGTTGACTTGCTAGTTGGTTTAAAATGTGAACCAATTTTCTCATTTAGATATTTGATAATTTCTTCATAGATATCTGGTTGGGGCTTTTGCCCCTTATCTATATCTATATCTATATCTATATCTATATCTCCGTTGCCTTTTGTTGCAGTGGTGTTGCATTGCAACAGTTTTTGTGTCTCTCGATGCTTGCGAGATCTACGGGTGCTTGCTGTTTCAAATCTGATTGCTTCAGGATCTTCATCAATGATGAGTGATAATTCTTCAGCTAGATCTTCAGCTAATCCTTCAAAATACAGCTTCCCTTGTTCAGCTAGACTTGCAAGCATCATCTTCAAGTAGATGATTGTGATCTCTTCTCCACCGGGAAGCTTTCTCATCAACTTCATTTCTTTGGAATTGAAGAAGTCATCTTTTAATTGTAACCAGTAATATCTACGGTTCTCAGTTACCATGCATTAGGCCTCCTTGTTTGCAAATTTTGCATATTCTTTGAGAAAGTATAGCTGGACAGTCCCAAGGCTTCCATGCCTGTTCTTCTCAAGGATGAGTTCTGTCACATTGTCTGGCTCTTCTTGTTCATCACGCTTGTAGTAAGCTTCTCTGTACAAGAAGGCTACTATATCAGCGTCCTGCTCAATTGATCCAGATTCCCTCAAGTCTGACAGTATAGGTCTCTTATCATTCCGTTGATCAACTCCACGAGATAACTGACTGAGAGCGATGACAGGGACTTTCAATTCTTTGGCTATGATCTTCAATTGTCTTGAAATTTCAGAGACTTCCTGTTGTCTGTTCTCTCTTCCTCTTCCTTCGATTAGTTGAAGATAGTCAATCACAATCAATCCTAAACCGCCATTTTCTTGGGATAACCGTTTGGCCTTTGATCTAATTTCTGAAATCCTGATTCCTGCTGTATCATCAATGAAGATCTTCCCTTTTGCTAGTCGTTCCTGTGCTGAAATCATTCTGCGCCATTCGCTCTCAGAGAGATTCCCTGTTCTGACATGATACGATGGAATCAAGCCTTCTGCTGACAGCATACGCTCCACCAAGCTTTCTGCTCCCATCTCAAGTGAGAAGATTGCTACTGCTTTATCTGAACTTTTGGCCACGTTCTGAGCGATGTTCAGGGCAAATGCTGTCTTCCCCATTGCAGGCCTAGCAGCGATAATGATCAAGTTATCTTCATGAAGGCCTGTTGTGATTTGGTCAAAATCAGTGAAGCCTGTTGAGGTTCCTGTCACATCACCAACTTTCTGAGATCGTTCATCTAGAATAGACTGTGTTGAATCGATCACATCAATGATGGGCCTGAATCCTTTTTTCTGCTCGCTTGAAATTGTTGACAAATTCTGCTCAGTTTGAGAAAGGATCTCATTCAAATCTTTTTGACCATCATAAACGCTTGAAATGCTCTGGCTCAGATCTTCAATGACTTTTCTGGCTCTTGACTTTTCAGCAACTACTTTTGAATAGTGTTCGATGTGGGCGCTTGTAGGGACTGCATTGATCAGACTTGCAAGAAATGCCATCCCTCCGACTTGTTCAAACTGTCCAATAGAATCAAGGGCAGATTTGACAGATACGGGATCAATTGGATCTCCTTTGTCTGATAGATCCTGCATAATGTTGAAAAGCATCCCATGAGATAGTTTGAAAAAACTATCTTTTGTCAGATATTCGGAAGCAATGTGAATCTTATCAGGATCAAGGAAGATAGAACCTAACACTGCTTGTTCAGCTAAAAGATCATGAGGCAGTACATTCATATTTTCTGCCATTTAATAGCTCCTATCTGCGATGACCGAAGCGCATTGCTTCCCGTGCTTCTTGGATGCGTTGTTGTTCTTGAATCATTTTCTTGAGTTCTCGTTTTGACTCTTTGCATCGTTCGCTGATTGCGCTGATAATAATCATTTGAAGCAAGATCACCATGAGCAATAAAGCAATAATAATTTCTAGTAACATTTCTAATTCCTCCAATATTCATTCAAGTTAACAGCCATGATTGCTGCCAGGTTCTTTTGTTCTGTCAAGATTTGGCGTTTATATGGTGCCAATCCCTCATTCCGTTCTTCATCATTTTTAGGAAGGTAATACCCATTGGGTTTTCTCTTCTTTGCAACTATTGGATGCCCAAAATTTACACGCAAGCTTTCAATGATGTTTTCTATCGTTCTCTTGCCACAGTGAAATTTTTTTCTGAGCTGAAATGCTGTAACTGGCATTTCGTTTGTTGCGTATTTTTTGATGTAGTTAAGGATGTTTGCTTCTGTGGCTGTCATATCTCTAGATATTGCCATGTGCGGCCTCCTTGTGTTATAATTGTTTTAGTATTTTTGTTAAGCGCCTGATTTTTTCGGGTGCTTTTTATTTTTGCATTGACCGACAAAACCGCTGGACATCTTCAAGGTTGTAAAGGTATTTCCCACCTTTTCCAGATTGCTGGAACTGAAATTTTCCTTGGTCTCTCCATTCCTCAAGTTTTGTTCTTCCCCAGCCAGTGGATGCTTGAAGTTCTTTGATGGAGACCCATGTTGTCTGTCTTGATGTTCTTTTTTTAGCTTCATCTAATGCTTTGATATTTAATTGAACCAGCTCTTCAAATAATCTATCTTTGAACTCTGGACCAAATAATTCCAATACCATTCAAACTTCCTCACAGTTCTTCTGAATCGACCCATGTTTCATCAATACCTAAAACATCACAAACACGGTTCTTCAGTTTGTTGCTGCCTTTACCGTATTTGAGCAGTTCGGAAATCGTGGGTTTCTTCACACCACAAGCACGGGCTAAATGTGTTTGTGTCATTCCTTCTGAAATCAGTTTATCTTTGACTAACTGAATCCATTTTTGATGTTGTTGGCTCATTTCTGATCCTCCTTTTTAAAATTATTTAAAAAGTTAGCGAATTTCTTGACATTGATAAATAAATTTATTAAAATCAAAACATAGAGAAAAGACCTACTAAATAGCAAGTTATACCTATATCAAACGGACGGCAATCAGTTTTTTTAGGTTTATTATTTGGTTTGTCTTATTCGCTAACTCTTTAGCTTACAAATAGTATTGTAATAAATTTATTACTAATTGTCAACAGTTTTGTAGTAAATTTATTAAATATTTTTTGTCATGCCTCAGAAAGGTTGATAAATCAATGTTTTTTACATTTGAAAAAATAAAAGAATTGGCTGACAAACAAGGTATTTCATTAAATAAACTTGAAGAAAAATTGGGTTTTAGTAGAAATACCATTTATAACATGAAGAAATCCACTCCGAATGTTGAACGGGTTTCAAAAATTGCTGATTTTTTTAATGTGTCCACCGACTACCTACTAGGACGCACGGAAAATCCAAATATTGCAAGAGATGGTGATGCTTCTGCACCATTGGACCTCAGAGATATTGCTGCACAATCAATGTTATTTGATGGGAAACCATTGACAGAAGATGACATAGATTTCATCACAGCGGTTCTGGAGGCACACTTAAAAAATAAATAGAGGTGCATTTTATGACTGTGAAAGAACTTTGTGCTAATGAGGGAGTGAACTTGTGCTATTTTGATGGCAGTGAGTGGCACAGCCCCGGATTCTTCAATCCTGTTTTGAACATTTTGGCATTAGATATAAATTTGTCTAACGATGAACAAAAACAAGTTGCTCTTCATGAACTTGGTCACAAAGAACACACTCCTTTTCAATACGAATTGAACAGGGAGCTTTGCGAATTACAAGCAGATAGAAGCATGATTCATCACTTGCTTGAAGAAGAATTGAAGTCAATGGATGATGTAAGAGATTTCAACTATCTGCATTTTATGGAAAAATACAGTCTAAAGACCATCGCTAGTGAAACGATGGTCAAAGACGAATATAATTCACTAATTAGTTGAAAAAGGAGAAAAATAATGGCTATTTTTGGGAAAAATAATGATGAAAAAGAAGTTGCTCAAAAACAGAAATACTACAATGATGCTTATCCTTATTTTGAAAAAAATAATATGCTGAACATTTTAGAAAAATACCCAGATCAGGCTTCCTACATTGGGAATGTCATGGACAGTAAAGCTATAGCAATTATGAATGCAAGTGGTCCGGGCGCATTGGAAAAGGTGCAAATACAACAGAATCAAATTTTGATCAAACAAAATGAGGAAATAATTGAACTTTTAAAAAGGTTAAAATAAAAAACTCTCCACAAAAAAGGAGAATGAAATGCAAATCAAAACATATAAGAAGAAAAATGGTGAGACTGCTTACGGATTTAGGATCTATGTAGGCAAGGAAAATGGAAAAGATAAGTATGTAAAGCGTCAAGGCTTCACATCCAAAGCAAAGGCACGGTCAGCACTCTTACAACTTCAGGACGATTTAGAGAACGGGGAGCAAGCAAAAAAAGAAATCACAGTTAAGGAAATTGCAAAGAAGTGGCTCAAAGAGTATGCTGATACTGTTCAGGATAGCACTTACATCAAGACTGAAAGAAATATCAAAAATCACATCTATCCTGTCTTTGGCAGTCAGAAAATAGCTTCCATCACCCCTCTTCAATTACAGGAACAGGTCAATGAATGGTCTAGAAAATTAGTGTATGGGCGCAAGTTGAAAGGTCTGATGAATAACATTTTTAAGTATGCCATCCGTTATGGCTATGTTTCAGCCAATCCTGTTGATAGTGTGACCACACTTGTCAAAAAAGAGAGTGATTCTTCTAGTGATTTTTATGATAAAGATGAGCTAAAATCATTCATGAAATTAGTGGATGATACGGATGATCTGAGAAAAAAAGTCATGTTCCGTCTTCTTGCGTTCACAGGGGCCAGAAAAGGGGAGATTTTAGCTCTCAAATGGACTGACTGGATAGATAACACCTTGAACATAAATAAGGCCATTACAAGAGGATTTGAGGGCGAATCTGTTGGGGCTACTAAAAACAAGAGTAGTGTCCGACTGATTAGCCTTGATCAAAGAACAATTGATCTGCTATCAGAGTACAGAGAACTGAATCCTACTACCACTTTCATTTTTGAAAGCCCTGAAGGAAAGCCTATTCCAAGTTCATTGCCAAGAAAATGGCTCTTGCAGATTGTCAAAGGGACTGATGTCAGGCCTATCAAAATACATGGCTTCAGACATACGCATGCCAGCTTGTGCTTTGAGGCAGGCATGACACTCAAGCAGGTCCAGCATCGTCTTGGTCATTCTGATTTAAAAACAACCATGAATGTATACACACATATCACCAAACAGGCCAAAGATGATATTGGTGAGAAATTTGCTAATTATATAGATTTTTAAACCCATCAGCTATCAGGACAGACTCTTTTCAAAAAAGGGTCTGTTTTTGGGTCTGTTCATTTCAAAAAGGTATAAGAAAGAATAGAAAATATAAAAATAAAAAACATGAATTATCAATGTTTTGGGAAGCTTTAAGAAGTTTCAAAAAGTATATATGGAGCCGGTGGGAGTCGAACCCACGTCCAAACACCTGCCAGCATATTTGTCTACAACCATAGGTTATGTCTTAGTTTAACAGCTACATGACACATAACTCAAGCCCTGTAGTTGCGAGTCTATCAATCTCTTATCTAACTCCTAGACAAAGTTAGATCGTATCTCGCTAAAATAAAGACCTGTCATCAAACACGAGCGATTCGAATCGGGTCACGCCTGCTGGTGTTTAGGCAGCTAAAGCGTAAGAATTATTATTTTTTGCAGTTATATTTAACTGGCGTTTTACATCCGCTAGATGAGTTGCAAAATATACCTCATAATGCCTGTCGAATCCGTAACGACCCCAAAACGAATACATTTAGTATATCAAAATCTAGCTAAAAATGCAAAAGAAAAAAATTGAACAAGAAGGCTTCCACTGGGAAGCTCCTTGTTCAATTAACTGTTCTTATTGAAGATTCAACTTGTACTTGCTGATGTAGTGAACCGTGAAGTACATAGAAACAATCTTGATGACTTCATAGATGAGTCCTGGTATAAATAAGGTTCCCCATTCCTCCATATTTCCGTTATCATAGAGCAGATGGAGTAAATCATTCGTATTTCTAGCTGGATTGACTGCTGTACCGATGATACTTAACACAATACACAAGAGAAAGAAAAACAGAATAGCCTTCAATCCACGACGATTTTGGAACAGTTGGCCAAGTGCGATTGATACATAAAATAGTAAGATTCCTGAAGCTGTGGTAAAAATCCACCAGATAATCATCCAATAAAAAATTGAATGATAAAAAACTTCAGTGATAATACTAAATACAGCAGAGAGGTCTTCTCCAGTAACAGCTCCCATCACAAGTATTGTGATAAAACCACTAAAGAATAGAAGGAATAGGCAGTAAAGACTCGCTACTAAAGCTCCCACAAATTTAGACAAAATAATCGCATGAGGGCTAGCTG